TACATATTCAATCTCAATGTCTTGACCAGATAAAAAGTCTGGTGCTTGTGCAAATAAATTTCTTCTCATTAAAATTGCAAATGCTCTATCGATTAATGGTTTTAATAATTCAGATTGAAGTCTACCCAAAACTGGTCCAAGCAATCTCATCTTCTCTTCGTTTCTTTGTATAACTTCTGTTGCCGTCATTTGTGGACCATCTTGCATCATTAATTGATTTACATAGAAAGCATTTCTAATTGAGTTTCTTCTTTGCTCTTCCATGTTTAAACCTAGTGTATTGTTTGCACCAATGTTTAGAGGTTCAATTCTATCTCTAGTTCCTGCTCTGTAAAAATTTAAACCACCAGGTACTGTTCTTACAGGTAACATAAAACCATCATCTGGAACAAGTAAAGGTGGATCAACTTGTTTTTGCGCAGACTTGATTATAGTTTTTGACATTTCATTTAGCATCTTAACATCTGGCAAAGCTGTCATTGCAGGAGATCTACCATAGATTTCGTGTGATGCTTTTAAGTATCTAGGTACTACAAAAGGAAACTCTTTAAATCCAGAAACAGATAATTCATCACCACTATCTGCATCCATGTAAATAGATTCAAAAGGCATATTTTCTTTATCTTGTTTTGCAGGATTAAAATCTGATCTAGGATAAACTGCGTGAAGTATATCTACTTCTTCGTAAGGATCCTTCTTTGCTGTAACTGCAATGTGAGTTGATACATTACCAAACTTCTGTATTGCAGCTCTTGCAGATATTCTAAACTTTCTAAATACTGTATCGATTCTTCCTTTATCATTTTCTGAAATATAAATTTCATTAATGTGTCTTGTAGAAAATTTTAAATTATCTTCATCATCTTCTTCGATAAACATTGCAGCAGTTCCAAATGTAATTAGATCATGATACAGTTCAAAAATTTCTTGTTGGAAGTTTGATTGATTGAATGCAGAGTACATAACTTCAGTAGCAGATTCTAACCATGCTTTAGCTTCATCTTCTCCTTCCATTCCTTGATCTTTAAATTTTAAAGAGAACCAAGGTGTTGATGGATTAGTTAGCATACCATGAAGTGATGCTGATAATAGTTCTACTGATTGTAATGGCGAACCATCAAAAATAAGTTCTGTTCTTTTATCACCTTTAGATCTTGACTTTGTTACATCTGCTTTTCTTGGTTGCATATAGTCTGCAACTTCTTGCCAATGACTTTCCCAATTTTGTCTTTGTGATTTTAGTCTGTCAAATCTTGATAATAAAATTTTTGCTTTTTCTGATTGTGCCATATTACATTCCTAATAAACTTGGTTTACCTAAAGTCAAGCCACCAGTTGCTCCAGTAACTCCTGTCATGATTGTTGGTGATCTTCCTTTTGCTTTAACTCTTCTTTTTTTTAATTCAATACTATCTTCTGCTTGTGCTGCTTTGCTTTGTGAAACTTCTGCAGTAGTTGGTGTTGTTGTTAGTAAAGTTCTTCCACCAATATTTTTTTCAACTATGTATGATCCACTACCTTCATCACGATTATTAATTGTTCTTCCCATTGCATCAACTGTACCAGATCCTCTTCCTTGCATATAACCTTTATAATCATCTATAGATGCACCATAAAATCCACCACCTGGTTTTGCTTTTCCAATAACATTTCTTTCATAATAAGATTTATTTACTTCAAAAGTTTTTTTACCAATACCTGTTATATCCATAACTTGAGCAAGAGGTGAAAATCTTGCTAAACCTGTAGGTTTTGTGTATGAATAATTTTTAAATGCTTCTGCGTCTTTTTTTTCTTTAGCAACTTTTAGTGCTAGTTCGTTTCTTCTTTTTACTGCAGGATCAATTTTTGTTTTATAAGAATTAGATGTTCTATATGTTTCTCTGCTAGGTGTGTATCCACCACCCCCACCACTACCTGTAGTAGTTGTTGTTCTTCCAGATCTGTTAGATGATGAATTGTAAGATCCATAAGATCCACTTCCGTATTGAGAATCTCTATCTTGTCTTGCCATTTACTTTCCGAAAGTTAAAGATGATTTGGTATCAGATTTAGTTTCAGATTTAGATTCTCTGTTTACTGCTACACCATTTTGTAAATCATTCATGTTATTAAATTTTGGTTCTGCTTTTTTTGCAGCAGGTTTCATTTTCTTGATAGCTTTTTTAATTTTATCTAACATATTAATCTCCTAATAAAGTTTTTAGTTTTTCTTCCTTATCTTCTTGTATACCTAATGGTCCAGTAAGTATTGTAGACTTTCTACCTCTTCTTCTTCTTTCAATTGCAGCTTGTTCCTTATCAATCTTTGCTTGTTCTTCTGCAGAAAGTTCTGGATCTGGTGCTTCCACAGGAGCTGGTGGTGGTGGCAATGCTGGCATTTTTGGTTTAAATATTGAACCCATAATTATATAATCCTATAGTTATTATCTGCTACACTTTGTGGCGCAGTTTGTCTAGTATTTAATTCTTGTAATCCAACAGCTAGATACCTCATCGCATCACACGCATGACTGCTCCAGTCGTGGACAGGTTTAGATCTAAACATTCTTGATTTGTCTACATACTTCCTGTGGTAATGTCTTAACGCATCTATTAACTTTTTGCAATGGTCTGTATCAAACCAACATCTATTCAACAACATTGTTACTGCATGAATACCTTCTTCTACTGGTAGCTTCGGTACTACTTTAAACCTAACTCCTAACTGATATGCAATCTCTCTTCTGGTTTTGCCATTGCCGAACTCTTGTACATCAATGTCGTGTGGAGCAAAGTGATCTTTGTAGATGTAAGGTTTTTCGTTTAGCATCTGAATATAGTGAGGTAAGCCATGACCTCTTTCTTCATGGTAATCTATTATCTGTACTGCCGTACCTTTTTGTTGAAAAAATATAATACTACTGTGGTCTGCGACACCGAGATCCCAGGCAGTTGAGACAGGCAAAGTAGGATCGTAGGGAACTCTAGCTAGTTGTTTCTTGTCATCTAGTTTAGATATTTCTTCTCCATAAATTGCACCTTCTATATTGGCTATCCAATCGCACTCAAATTCTTGCAGGTACTTCTTCTCACCCATAACTTCTTTTGCTTTATCTAACTCTTCCTGGTCAACTATCTTTGTTTCACTTGCTTTAGCTTTGTAGTTAAACCAATCTTCTGCACCATTTGCGTGTTGGTATAGATCATAGAAGTTATTGTTCATTCCTGCAGGTGTACCAATAAAGACACAGTAGCCTTTACGATCTGATAGAGCTGGTCTAATTATTTCTGCAAATAGCTTTCCATCAATGTTTGCGTACTCATCTATAACGCAGCCATCCAGGTAGATACCTCTCAATCCATCAGAGTTTTCTGCTCCGAGTAATGTAATCCTAGCACCATTTGGCAGATCTACTCTTAACTCTGTTTCATTGAACTTTGTTGATGGGATTTTATCAGTAAACTGTTTCATATAATCCCAGGCAATACTTTTTGCCTGTTTGAATGTAGGAGCAATATATGCAAATCTTGGGTTTTTATGTGGACACATTAAGGCAGATTTGATTAAATGGTTGATCATGCATACTGTTTTACCGAACCTTCTGTGGCAAACTAGCACACTCCATCTATGATTGTTAATCTGTTTATGTAAATATGCTTGATGCTTCCTTGGTGTGTAAGGTATTTTAATATTCATTAGTGTATCATATTGGATCTATCACCATGATCTAGTGGTTGATAATCAACACCTAGTGTTACCATGACATAGTTTATAAACAAATTTGCAGATTCTTTATTAGGAATACCAATAAATTTAACTGTTACTGAATTAGTTTTCTCATCTATAAAAGCAATACAATCAAAATCGTCTGTGTCTAGATAAGCCATATACCATATGTAGTGGATTTAAAAAAAAATAAAACAAAAAAGTGTTTGTGTATAACTGGCTAGGTGTCTGTGTGTCTGTTGAAATTATCCATGTATATATATATAATAATTTGCGCGCATAATCTGGGTGTGACCCCCTCGCGCAATCTCTAAATTTACCAGGAAAAAGACAAATATTTTAAATAGGTAGTGATAACAAAAATATATCGTTAATAAAATTTCCTATAACTTTAAATTATCGGAACCCGATAGTCATATTGCGTAAACAGAAAAAAGTTTGGTTGATGTTTGGATAGTGAATTAATTCTTTTTTATAACCTAAATTCCTGGACCAATAAAAATATAATTCCTGGACCAATACAAACATTAGAATAATTCTAAAGAGTTTAGCTGCGCCACAATTTAGACATAATTATAACTGCGTCATTATGCCGATTTAATAAATGAATTGATTTTATATGATGAGATTATGAAAACAAAAAAAATACAAACAGGATATTATCAAGTAACAATCAATAAAAATGTTTATACTGTTGAACAGAATTTTGATTTATTTGATAATGGTTGGCAAATTGAAATTCAAGATGAAATTATCGATATTGCGTCAACATTAAAAGAAGCAAAACAAACAATAAATGAAATAGAGGAAAGGGATCAAAAAAATAAATATAATTATGGTTTATTAGGTTTAAAAGTACCAAATCAAAAATAATTATAATGCGACAACTTGTCAATTTAAAGAAAGTAAAAAATAAATAAGATAATAAAAAACAAAAAAAGGAAAAAACAAAATGGAAAAAATGACAATCGAACAGTTAAGAAATAGACCCTATAAAATACCAAATAATATTTTAAGAAAGGGGGATAATCCAAAATTATCAAAACATATAAAAATTGAAGATCTAAAAAAATATTGGGAAATGCATTTGAATTTAATTCCCTCTTCAATTTCTGGTTTTCAAGTTTGCGCTAGTGAAAGTCCAGGATGTTCTAAAGCGTGTTTACATAGTTCTGGAAATCCTGTTTTTATGAGCCAAAAAACATTGGGAAGATTAAATAGAACTTTATTTTATTTTAAAGAAAGAGCAAAATTTTTGCATATGATAACTAAAGAAATAAGAAATCATGAAAAAAATTGCAAAAAACACGGATTGAAGCCTGTAATTAGATTAAATACAACATCAGATATAATGTGGGAAAATCATAAAATTATGGAATTATTTCCAAATGTTATTTTCTATGATTATTCAAAACATTTTAAGCGTATGATGAAATATTTAAGAGGGGAATTACCAGAAAATTATCATTTAACTTTTTCATTAAACGAAAAAAATTATAATGAGGGTTTAGAGGTTTTAAAGTGTGGGGGAAATGTTGCAATGGTTTTCAGAAATACACCCCCAGAAACTTATAAAGGATACAAAGTCATTAATGGTGATCTTCACGATATGCGTTTTACAGATCCCAAAAATGTGATTGTAGGATTAAAAGAAAAATTACACCTTAACCCAGAAACAGGAAAGAAAGAGCGTGATAATTCTGGATTTGTAATAGATTTAAATTAACCAAAGAAAGGAAAAAAACAAATGGCAACATTAAAGCAATTAGTAAAAATACAAAGCGCAATTGACAATAGATCGATTGCGTCAGATACAATGGAAACCCTGGAAACTAATTATTATTTTTCAAAATCTAAAGGAATTAATATTAAATTTGGGGATATGCACATCGACCATTTTTTGCGCTCTTTAAGTTTGGATAAAGAAAAAAAAGACACCAGGGATATTGAAACGGCAAAGCTAATATTAAAACAAAAAAAAACATTAAAAAAAATAGAAAGGTTATTAGATGAATTGGAAAGATAAAAGAATAAAAGAAATTAATCACGATATTTCGG